CAAGCTCCAAATGAAATGGAGCGTAGTTTAGCTCTTTATTCTTGACTCTATTCGCAAGCATTTTTTTAATATATTCTCTGACAACTTCTGGCGATTCTATTTCACACCACCTTAAAAGCTGCTCTCTATTATCAAAATCTTTGTCAAAATAAGACTCCTTGTCTTTGAAGGCTAAAAGAGTGCCAGTTAAAAGATTTTTCTTAGGGTAGTGCTTTCTGTAATAGTCTCCAAGCGAGAACTTGTGCTTCTTGATATGGGTGTGCAAAGCCCTTTCGCTTTGGAAGATGTTATTACATTCTAGGCACTTAGACTGCATCATTTAATGATATTCCCATGATGCGAGCTTTCCATTCCACCATAGATTCCATTTTTTGCGCTTCATCCATAACCAGCGACTTTTGCATTTCGGCAATTTTAATCATATTGGCGCGCTCTTCCTCGTCTTGAAATAACTGAACAATAGAAAGAATTGATGCGTTTTCTTTTTGTCTTGAGGAGATTCTCTCGCGCCTATCGCCTTGCAGCTTCTTGATCAAGCTTTCTACGCGACCTTCACACTGGTGATATTCACTGCTCTTCGCCTTGATAATTTCAGCCAAACGGATACTCATTTCGTTCTGCTCTTGAGTCTCCTCAAACATCTTGTTAAGCTTATCCAAGTGTCTGGAAGTAGTTTCAAGATTAATAATTTCTTTGCAAACGTTCATATACAAGTTAACCTCGTCAGCGGTCAAGTCTGGCTTATCCCAAGTCATTCTGATAAACTCTTGTTCGAAAATATTACGATCTTCGTGAGAAGTGTAACAATTTATAATCTTTTGAAATCTAGAGTTCGCCAAGTTGATGGATAACTTATCCATGCATACTTTGTGATGCCTTGTTAGCCGTTCCTTATCCAACTTCTCGCCAGTTGCATCATTAATCTTATTAATGATCCGCTCTGCTGAACGAGGGACTTGATATCTTACAAAAGTCGCATTGTCTGACTCGGCGTTGTTTTCGCAGCCAGAAATTCTAATGTAGTTGCTAACGGTTCTATGTTCTGAACCCATTGCGGCAATCGACTTACCGGGGTAAAGAAGCTCTGCGATTCTTAATGAAGATACGCCATCCTTAGCCTGATCTTCTATAAACTCCTGTTGCTGCTTGGTAAGAGGCAAGTCTCCAACTTTTTCGTATTTAGATGTCTTATATTCAATCTTGTTTGAACCTAAAAAAGATCTAATAGCAACGCCCTGTTTTGTTCTTCCATCCAACGTTTCATCGTTAAAAAATTTGCGCGTAATAGTATTCAAATCAGGGAATTGCTGGGCAAGCTCCTTGATTCTCTGACCTTCTTCTTCAGTGAATGTTATTTGATTTTTATTGGTGCCCACCTAAAATATCCTCGCTTTGTAATATCTTAACTGCCACTGCCCGAAATAGCTTTTTAAGATTTTTGATTTGTTTGTATCCTGCCTTTTTGCCCTTTTCGTTTGTTTTGTATCCCATCTCTGCTGCGACTTTTTCTTCATCTGCCCCGTCGATATATAATCTAGAATATACTTTGTATTGCTTAGGCGCCAAGCGATGCTTCATCTCTTCGTGCAGTTTTTGAGCGCTTCCTAAAACATCAAAATTTAAATCACGCATGCCCTGAACTGTTTCAGAGTGATTTTCTGTAGAAACAGCAAGCTTTACGTCATAAGCGCTCTTCTTTGTCTTTTCCCATTTTGAATACATTGGGCACTCAGAGCATTGAAGGCCGCTAGGCGTTACCGAGCAAGCTGGAGGTTCGTTACCTTGGTTGTATTTGCAGCTTAAACAGGGGCGAACATAATTCGAATAATTGTTCCGCAGCAGATTTTTGATTTGATTTACCGTTATTCTTGAGATCCAAGGCTCAAGCGGGCGGTCTTGCTTCCACATCTTCCATTTCTTGGAAATATGAAAGCGAATAATCTGAGCAACATCATCGTAATCCATCCAAGCAATCGCTTTTAATTGCCAGATGTACCTGTGCTTTTCGATGATTCTGTCTATTACGTCCTGCTTGTCCTCGTATCTAATCTTGCGCCTCAGCTTTGGTTTTTCCATATTTAGTGGGTGACAAGCCTTCTATCCCACTTACTCTTTTAGACGCAAATTTCTTAACCGAGGCATTCTGAGGGTTACGAGTTAAATCATCTAGATTAAAAGTTCTAAAACTTCCTTCAATTTCTACTTCCAAATCAAGCTTATCTAACTGAGGAACTTCCTGAACATTAGAATGCTCATCGTCCTCTTCTTCTTCCACTTCTACTGCTCTTGCTTGAGGTTGTTTCTTGGCAACGCTTTGAGCGATTTTGCCATTCATGGAGTTTCCACACTTAGAACAAAAATTTGGAGCGAACCCAGCATATTCATGCTTGCTCCCACAATTACTACAGAACATTAAGGCCATTTTATTTCTTTTTATCCAGATCGTTGACTTTATCGTTGAGATTTTCCAGCTTTGTTAATATTTTAGTTATATCTCTTTGTATTTCAACCATCTTATCAGTATTAACTGGAGCCCCGTCATCGTCAACGATCTTGGATAAACGCCTTGAAATGCTTTTTACCTCATTATTTACGTAGGCCATTTGCTCGGCCTGAACTTTTATTTCTCTAGCAACTGGTAAAAAGTCTTCCTTTTTTACGTAAGTAGCGTTAAGATAAAATAAAACAGAAGCGATTAAAATCCCGCCAACAATCTTAATTGTGTTTGCCCAGAAGTTAACGCGCTCCATTTTCATTTTATCTACTGCTCTTTACACTTTTTGAGTTAATTTTCTTGATAATAAATTTTAAGATTGCGCTTCTTTTAATATCCTCTTCTGTGAACTCAAAGGTGTAAATTCCATTCTTTTGCGAATCTTCGTCTGAAAATAGATTATAAAAGTCGAGAAATCCGTTTTGGGTCTTGATATCTGGCTGCATAAAGTCTCCGCATAGAAAGATCTTTGACCCCTCGCCAATTCTGGTAATAAGGGTAGTGATCTCTTTGGCGCTGAAGTTTTGGACTTCATCTGCGATTATAATCTTATCGCTTAACGTGCTGCCGCGCAAAAAGTTAATTGGAGTAGCAGAGATTCTGCCATCATCCCTTAACCTATTAGCGTCAACAGGGTCAATTATTTCTTGAACTTTGTCTTCCAGAGGTAGCAGATACGGCTGGAACTTTTCTGCCACAGAGCCCGGCAGCGATCCAATAGATTTGTCAGCGCTTTCTGCGATAGTTCTAATATATACGATATCTTTTTCATTGTGGTTGATTAGGTTTAGTGCCGCATAAACGGCCATAAAAGTTTTTGAAGTGCCCGCTGGTCCAGCAATAAATACAATTTTAGTCTCCTCTTCTAACAGTACTTTTAACAGTTCTTGTTGTTTATCAGTAAATTTGAATTTTCTTTCTTTGAATTTGATTTCTGTTTTCATCTGCGGAATAATGACTTCCGAAGATGTCTGTTTTGTTTTCTTGGGCTTTTTTGCCATAAATTAGACCATTTCTTCTACAATTTGTAGCCCTCCTTTTGCTACTCCGTTCGCATCTATAGAAATATTTTGATCGCTCAGTACTCCTGAAACCGAAAAAGAATTTCCATTGGAAAAAGTTACTGTTGCGTTAACAGTTGTGTTTGGCTGATAGTCGGAAAGCCAATCAATATTAGATATACCATTTACAGTTAATCTTTTTTCGATTCTAGATACAGATACACCAGTAGGATATTCTGAACCTATTTGCAAATTTGGTTGGCGCTCAACATTAACGTCAAAATTTAATGACTCATATTCTGAAATGCTGCTTGTGAAATTAGTGGTAGTAAATGCGATTTGCGTACCTCTCAAAGAACTGAGCACAACTTCAGAAGCTTCTTGGACATTTGGAGCAGAGCCAGTTAATCCGTTGCCAGACGCAAGCCCATAAGAATCAAATTGAAGATTTACTAAAACTGGCTTCCAAGGCTCAAGAGATGTTGAAAAAGATTTTAGAAACGATTTTTGAAAAGTGTAATTGGGGACTGAAATTGAAACGCCATCAGAATCTCCAGTTAAACTTAGCAGAGAACTGAAGTCTTGAATGCTATTACCACTGATTGGCAAAACAGTAGCGTTTATGCTAGAGGTTTTTGGTCCTGTTTGAATGTAGTAATCAAGCTCTTGACCAATTCTTTTGACTCTTTTTAGCTGAGTAGAGTTTGAAGCTGATAGGTTTGTGGCAAAAAGGCGCTTGGAGCTATTTAAAAATGGAATTGTTCCAATCGAAGCGGCATTTAGAGCGTTGGAGGAAGAATCGTT